TTGGTAGTTCGGTGTTTGCTGTTTCGAGTGCGACCGCAATGACGCCAGCCTTTTCGAACATATCGCCGGGAGCTGGTCCAACTTGCTTAATCAGTGGGCCGCGTGTCTTTCCTGCGCGACGGTAAACGTTGCCGCCATACTGCTGAGGAATGAAAGCATCTCGAATGATTGACCGCGAACCACTGCCGGGACTGACTCGATAGGTAACTCCGCCTTTTCCTTTTTTGTATGCTCTAGCGCCGAAGTGTTTCAGCGGTATTGGGTAGCCAGGATTCAGGTAGATGATTGCCGTCATCGCCTTTTTGTCTGTCTTGCCCTTGATAACCGACTTCTTCAAAATCTTGACAGGAACCGCTAGCTCTTTCTTGAGTGCTCGCGCCGCCTGCGTCCTAACCTTTGCCGCCGTCTTGCTGATTGCTGCCGACATTTGGATAGCAACGTTAGCGCCGAGATCTTCTAAGACCTTCGTGACACCTGCCATCGCTTGCTTGTCGAATGTCGTAACAATCATTTATCTGACCGTGAACGGGTCGCCTTCTGAGTGCCTGTAGGTGATTGTCAGCGGGTATAACGCCGCGTCGAATCCTCCAGTCGGATTGATTAATTCAACGCTCTCAAATTCGGTATTGACTGCCTTTGCATCCCACTGCCACCAGTTAGCAGGTTCGCAAATCGTTTGGTGAACATCTGCAATAAACGAACTAATGATTTCGCTATTGTTTTCCGTGTCGACTTCCGACTGCTGGATATGCAATCGAAGGTTGACTCGCATTCTGAAAGCTAGTGCAGGTGGATTGCCTGGATAGTCAAGTTCGGGTGCTCGCTCTGGTGTTTTCTTGACAACGCAAATTTGCAAGTGTTCCGGCGTCCAGTGTCCAGGCTCGCGCCGATACTGAACGACCGTAGCGCCGGTTACACCTGACAATCGTGTAGCGATCTCTTGGAAAATCTCTTCATCGATTGGAAGTGTTAGCGGCATTCAAGAACCAGCATTCCGTTGTCAATTGTCACAAGTCGAGTAACCGTTCTATCGCTTGCCGTCAGACCATCGCGAACAGGGAAGGTGATTTTGTCGCCGCCGAGGTCTAGTTCGTCGCTGCTTATTCCGTCTGTGGAATCATTGGCAACGTGAACCAGGAACATCGGCGCGATTGTTTCGCCTCCGTCTTCGTCGATGGTTGTCATCTGCTCGCGGAACACAACAGCACTGATTGAGCGTGTTTCGTCCCGCGTATCTCCAGTTGGCTTAATCCGTGGCTTGTAGGTGACAGACTCGGCAAACTCGCCAGTGTTTAGGAACACTGCCGTTGCGTCTGCTTCAATCATGTCACGCAAAGTCATGGGTTATCGCTTGCACTTGATGTCAACATAGTCAATGGTGATCGCATCGGTGTTAGCCGATGAGGTCTTTTGAATCTGGAAGTATGGCTGAAGCGAACTTGTCGCTGCCGACATGTCGAACGTTGTCGAAGCTGCAACGCGAGCGCCGTCGATGTAGAACTTGACGTTTGACTTGCCACCAGTGAAGTCGATAACGAATTCCTTGTAGGTAGTCGCCAGCGTCGTTCCGGTTGCGATGTCGTCCTTGTCGGTGGTTCCGTCGTCGGTTTCGACATAGACAGCGGTTGTGCTCGTCGCGCCAATCATGCGGAAGCTGGCGTGATTTGCTAGCGAGTCGGGGTCATCGTTGCGAGCTGATGCCAAGCCCCAAGCAATCGACGTTCCACTAGTGCATCCGCTCACTTTGACGCGGAAGCAAGCCTGTTGAATGTTGTCGATGTCAAAGCAAAGCTTGTCACCAAAGCTCAGGCAAACGTTTTCCACTTCGGAAGTCGATGCCAAAGTCAACGCGACCTCACCCGTGGCCGATGGGCTTACGGTTGCATAGGTTGGCGCACCTGCTGACGATGTGTCAGCGATTGCCCAAGGCGAACCTTGGCCTGCGGTGCTGAACGTGTCAGCTCCCCAGAAGTCATCTACGAAAGTCGCAAAGTCTCGAATCCCAGCCATTTTGTTTTATTCCATTTGAAAGATTGAATTTGGTTTGAAAGGTTCCCCGCCCGCGCGTGTTAGGAGCATGACACGGGCGGGGAGTGGCGGTTGAACTAATGGCTACTAGGCACTGTTGCGGAACAATCCGCGCCAGTCGATTGCCTTGACTCCGAACGTCTGACGAATCTTGTAAAGGTAGGTGTCGTTCTTCATGTTCCATTCGGATTCCATGACTGGCGACTCTTCACCCGAAAGGAACGTCAATTCAACGGTGTCAATCTGCGATGGGTCAGCAGCGAGATACCAGTTGGTTGCGCTGTTAGCGTCAAGCTGTGGGTCGACAACTACGGTTAGCGAACGTGAGCCACCAGGACCGTAGATGTTCTGCACGCCTTGGTTGCTGTTAGCCAGGACGTATGATGTCGAGTTGACTAGCTCAAGCGCTGTCGCAGAGTAAGCAACTGGAACGATGAGGTAGCGAGGGATGATGTTCAGAATCGCGTCCGAAGTCAGTCCCTTTTGCGTCATCATCTTGACGTAAGCAGCGTTGAGCGTTGTTACGCTTGGAGCTGCTGCAGCGCCGGAAGTGTTGTCGCCCGATGCGTGAGACGAGCTGAACAGGCTGTATGTGTCGCCCATCGTTGGGTTGCTGGTCAGCACTTCGTAGACCTTTTTGTTTTGCAAACGTCGCATTGCGTTGCCGTGCATTGCAGGAACGCGGCTGATTGCGTCAAGGTCATCGTTGATGATGGTTTCCCAAGAGACAGTGAACGACTCACCAAACTTAGCAACTCGGTACGACTCTTTCGAATCGCTCATCGCCTTTTCTGGATAGTCCTTGCCTTCTGGCACTTCTTCAGGATTTGGAGCTTCGCTGAATCGAGTACGATAAAGCGTCTTCAGGTCTTCCGCTGGCGTACCAGTGCGAGCCCACATATTCCAAGTGAATGGTGCCTCTTCGTAACTTGCCAATAGGTTCTTGTTTGCAGCGTCCAAAAGGATGTTGCTAAAGCTTCCGGTGGTGTGGTACGCGGAGAAGTCTGCACGTTCGACGCGATACTTTCGGGCGATGGTTCTGTTGCCCATTGCTAGTTGGCAAATCTCGGTGTCGCTCATTCGCTCAACTGGTGCGCCGAGTCGATTGCAGCAAGAGTATGCCAATCGCTTTAGATTGAGCTTGGCAAAGTCTGCAGCGCCTTCGGATGGCTTATCACCACCGATGAAAATGCTGCGTCTGATTCCAGCGCTCTTGGCGGACCGCATCACGATACCGTCAAGGACTGCGTTATGGAATTTGTCGTCACCGCTTTCAGTGACATGAACGTCGGCACCAACCGACGATCCCAATGGTTGTGTTGCCATTCGTTCAATAATCCTCTGCTTAGCGTCTGCTGCTGAAAGGGTTGAATTGCAAAGCTCGTCAGCAAACGACGAGTCGAGTTTTGCAAGTTTTACTGCTGCTTGAATTTCGTTTCGTCGAACGATTTCCTCGTTGCGACCTTGTTCTTTTGAACGCTGAATGAGTCCCTTAATTTGCTCAACGGAACGCTTTGTTAGCTCTGGGTCTTCAGTCGGTGTTGCCATCTTTTCGAGTGGCTCGGCTGGAACCGCAGGAACTTCCTTTGCTGGTTCTTCTGCCATCATCTCAACTGGCTCCGATGCTTCTTCAGCTTTGCCTGCTGACAATTGACCAAGCATCCATGCGAGGATTTGGTTAGGGTCGGTGATTTCTGCGGGACAGCCCATTGATTGACATTGGGCTAGGAGTGCTTCGTCCATTCGCGTTACCTTTCGTTTCAAGTCGACTGTGTAGGACCGGCGAACGGTTGAAAGCTCATCCGCGCCGGTCGCACAGATGGAAGCGTTGTGTGGTTGCCAGCGTGTGTGAATCAACGCCGGACCTTGGATTACATTGCCGTTGGTTGTCGTGTAGCTATCGCCGCGTTTGACGTAGATGGTTTCCAGTGGTACTGCGGTGATTGAAAAGTCAGTTATGTGACCCTCTGCCATGCGCATCGCGATAACTTGCGACTCTTCATCGCTGGCGAAAACTGGCTTTCCGAATAACTCGGTGCCTTCTGTCTGCAGACCTTGAATCGAGCCGAAAATGTTGCGGACTGTCTTATCGTTGTGACTGTCGACGATTGGAATTTGATTTCGACCGCCGCGCCATTCAATGCCGTCCATCAGCAGGACTTCGGACACGACTTGCTTGGTTTCTTCATCCCAGCGAGGAATCGGGTTTTCTGTGGCGACTACGGCAACTTCTGGTGCGCGTACTTCAACCATGCGTTCAACGAGCTTCTCTGCTGTTGCTAGGGAGCGTTGAATGCGCTTGATGTTGATTGCTTTCTTGCGGTTACTCACTTGCTGCGACCTCCTCTGGTAATGGAGCGTCAACAGTGCCATCAGAAGCGTCGGTTACAATCGCGTCGATGTTCTTGTCAGACAGACCAATCATTGCGAGCTGTGCGCGTGCCAGTGCTTCTGACATCGAGCCATCTGCTAGACCATTGAGAACGTCCGTCAGCGCCTTGCGGTTTCGTTGCCATTGCAATCGAGATAGACCCATCCATTCGCCGCGTGCACCTTGCTCAGCGTCTTGGATTGCTGTTGATTCGTCAGCAGGACCAGCGGTTCCAGTTTGAGCCGCCATCATTTGGGATGTTTGCTCTGTTTCCGTTAGTAGTCCAAGCTTTAGACGTAGGCGACGTTCTTTCGCTGCTTGGTAGTATGTTGCTCTCCAACTGCGACCTCTTCCGCCCAACTCGTCCTGGTAAGTCGACATGAACATCTTGAGCGACGATTCAGCAGACTGCTGCTCGCTCATCGGGTCGACCCACTCCCATTCAGGCAATTGCCATTCAACTGGAGCAACCTTGCGTCGTTCGTCTAAAAGCTCAGCCGATGTTGGGAAGTTGTTCAATGATGCGTTAGCCGCAGCGTTGCAAAACTCATCCCAGATTGGCTGACAGAAGTGAGCCACGAAATAGTTCTGCCATCGCTTGTAGCGTGGACGGTCTTCGAGCTTGCTTGTGCGGCTGGAGCTGTAGGAGGTCTTCGAAAAGTCCTTAGACAGTGCCTCATAGCTGACACCGATTCCAGCAGCGACACCGCGTAGGATTAGCTGAATCCAAGGGTCCGCTGCCGAGTTTGGTCGACCGGGATTAACAACCTCAATTGATTCATCCTTGCGAAGTCGAGCGACTAAGCCAGGCTCTAGGTATTCAAGCGTATTGCCGTTCTCGTCGGTCGAGTCTTCGCCTTCTGGATTCAGTAGCGACCCCGTTGGCGAGTCAGACTTGATAACCGCCGTAAAGCATGCCGCCACCGCACTGGCTTGAAGTTCGTTGTCGAGGTATACGCCCATGTCGCGGATGTGCTGCATTGCTGGAGCGAACCAACTAACGCCGCGAGTCTGACCAACTCGGTCAACGCGAAACAGGTGGATGATGTCTTTTGCGACAACGCGAACCGGAATTTGGTTTCCAGCGGCGTAAGGCGTGCTTGGATGCTGCGGGTAGATCCAGTAAGCAATTGGCTTTCCAAGGTCGTCGACTTCAACACCGCGAACGATGCGAGTTCCTTCTGCGCGAGCGATACCGCTCTTGAACGTGTCACGCTCCAAGCTCAGTCTGTCGGCTTCGATGATTTCGAGTGCGAGCGGAACAGGTCGTCGAATGCCGCGATACTCTTTGCCGGGAGTGCGGACAATTCGAATCAGCACTTCGCCAGCTTCGACCATTTCACGCATCGCCAGCGCCTGCATCTCAGCAAACGTTAGCTGACCATTGACATCGCAGACTTCGCACCACTCAGCGAATACTGAGTCGCGGTAGTCGTTGACATCCTCAACGTCGTCGCCTTCTGGAGTCTCATAGATAGACTGGGCATCGATGCCGCTTCCGATGACGTTGGAGACGATGGTATCAACGGCGTTCCAGGCGTAGGCGTTGTCTCGCACCAATGCGCGAGCCCACGCGCGGACCGAATCGGCACCGAATGGACCTAAAAGCTCTTGGTCGGCTGATTGGTTCTTTGGGCGTTTGTTGTTTGTTAGACGGCTGGATTCTGCGCCCTGAAACGAGCGTTCCAAGACTTTGCGAGCATGTGCCCGACGCACTCCGGCAGCAGGAGAAAACCAGCCAATTGCCCTGTCGAGAAAGTTCATTTGCTGCGTCTCCCAAGTTTTGCAAGGGAAAACGCGCCCGAACCTGATTCGCGCCGAGCCTCTGTTTGAAGCAT